ATGGCAAGTGCGCCAGTGCGCAACCCTGGATTTGTCGGCGCGGCGAGCCAATACTGGCAACCACTGAAACAGGCAAGGGACTGTGCAATGAAGAAGCTGATCATCATTCTGCTGCTGGGCGCCGCCTTCTGGCAGTTCTACCTGAGCAAGCCCGGTAGCCCGATCATCAGCAACATCGCCAGCGATGGCTCGGTGATGGATAACCCGGTGGTCACTCAGCCCGGCTCGTCCAGCTTTTCGCTGGACAGCCTGCGCCCTTCACCCACGATCAGCCAACCCACAACCCAGGTGGCCAGCAAGCAGTATCGCTGCGATGGCCGCACCCACTGCTCGCAGATGACCTCCTGCGCCGAAGCCACCTTCTTCCTGCGCAACTGCCCCGGCACCAAGATGGACGGCGACAACGATGGCGTGCCCTGTGAAGGGCAATGGTGCGGGCGTTAAGGCAGGGTGATCGACATACCACTCAGCGCAACCTGGGCGATTAGCATCCAGGCGACCGCACTGATGATGCCCAGCACGCTGTAGCCGACGACGATACCAATCGCGATCTGCTTCCACAGCCCGGCGAAGCGGTTGGGTTCGTTGCGGTAATGCGTCGGCCTATCACGCTCCGCCCGCAGATCGTCGAAATCGTCTCTCGCTCTCAAGGTGCTCTCCTGGTTCATGGGCCAGCGCGCGGCGGCGCTGCAGCCTGCTGGGAGCGGATTTTCCGGCATCGCCCGACAGCCCCGCAAGCACCGTCCGAGCAGTTTGAAGGTGCGACGCAGGCTCAGAAACAAGCGATTCAGCGTGCCGCCACCCGCGAAGCCTAACCGCTTGATAAAACGTAAATTTATCGATGCCCTGGGGTTGACAGCGGTAGGCGAGACGCGGAAAATGCGCGCCGTTGGCTACATAGCTCAGTTGGTTAGAGCGCAGCATTCATAATGCTGATGTCCCAGGTTCAAGTCCCGGTGTAGCCACCATAAAATTCAAGGGGTTAGCGCAAGCTAGCCCCTTTTTATTTGGGTCGGTGTCCCCTGACTGTCCCTTTCTTGTCCCTACCTCAAGAATAGGTAGCCGGCATACCCTGCAGCATTCACAACGAAGAACGATAGCAACAGCATCGGCCATGGGCTGCCTTTACTGGCGTGTGCTCGAGCATCGAGGATCTGTTGTGCCTGCAGGTGAATGTCAGACGGAGGCTTTGCTACCTTGGCAATGCGAGGCACTTCGCCCTCGGTCGGCGCGGGTGATTGCGCCATGCTCGCATTGAAGTTGTCCCAGGAAGGCTTCTTGCCCTTGCTACGCAGCTCGTCCCTGTACCATTCACGATCTCCATTCCCATATAGCCCTCCTGGCTTTGGCCGAATAGTTGCCTTGCAGGGGACAGGCTAGACGGAAGTGTCGTGCACTTCCAGTAGTGCCAGCGGCGAATGGGTCAGTGCAGTGGCGAAGTGATCGGGCGCGAGGTGTGAATAGCGCATGGTCATCTTGATGTCGCCGTGGCCCAGGATGCGCTGCAGGGTGACGATGTTCCCGCCTTGCATCATGTAGTGGCTGGCAAAGGTGTGGCGGAGTATGTGGGTCATTTGCCCTGGCGTATGCAGGCCGGTGCGCTCATAGGCTTTGCGGAAGGCTGACCTGCAGGAGCTGAACAGCTTGCCGTTTCCAGGGTAGCCACGCGACAGAATGAGCTTCTCCAGCTCGGCCGGGATCGGTACCGAACGACTCTTGCCATTCTTGGTACGCACGAAGCGCACTTGGCCATTGGCAACCTGGGGCCGGGTCAGGCTTTCGGCTTCATCCCATCGAGCACCGGTAGCCAGGCAGATTTGGGCGACAGGCAGCGTATGGCTGTTGGTCGAGGCGGCGCATTCCTGCAGGACAAGGCGGCATTCATCCAGGGTGAGAAACGCTCGCTCGGTTTCATCCACCTTGAGTTGACGAAGCATGGCCAGCGGGTTGGCCTCATGCCACACGCCCAGGCGAATCAGCTCATTGAACACGGCTTTCAGGTAGCGGTGCTCGTGGTTCACGGTGGCCGGGGTGCAGTCTTTGAGGCGCTGGGTACGGTAGCGGCCAAAGTCCAGGGCGGTGAAGGTGGCGGCAATAGGGTTGCCCAGGGCATGCGCTATGGCCATCGTCCGGCTGTAGCGGTAAGGGTCTTTGAGCGTGGAGCCGTGCAGCTCTTGCCATGTATCGACCAGATCGGACAGGCGTTCGCCAGGATCACGGCCACGTTGGCTGTACTGGCGGCGGGTGTCGGATACCCAGCGTTCGGCCTCGCTCTTGGTGCGAAAGCCACGTTTGCGCTTGCGGATACCGGCAGATTTATCGAGCCAGAAATCGACGTCCCAGCCCTTTGGTCCTTTGGTGATCAAACGGCACGCCCCCAACGAACACTGCGTTCCTCAAGCAAGGCTTTGAGGTGTTTATAGAGGCGGTCTTCATTGAGACCCTTGGATGCGTAGTGATCGCGGATCACCGGCCAGCAGTCCCATTCCTTGAGGGTGTAAAAAGCTTTTCTAGCGCCCACTCGCTCCCGTGCCAGCAGGCTTACGAAGTTTCCCAGGAAGAGTTCCACGTTCTTGCCGGAGAAGCCCCGCGACGTCTTGTAGTAGCGCCTGTAATCGGTGTCATCGAGCAGGGAATCGACCGGCAGATCGACGCGCACGTCGTCACGGATCAGCGTCCAGATCGGAGCGTAGTAGCCGCGACGGGCAAGGTATTTGAACTGGTTCAGGCCGTAGCGCCACAGGCCGTCCAGATGGCCCGCGAAGGCGGCAAAGGTGCGGGTGTCGATCACTTGCCCGCTCTGCAGGTCTACCGAGCCACTGGCAAACTGTTGAACGATGGAGTGGTGATAGCGCAGCTCAACGCGCCATACATCCTGAGTGGGATCGTAGTTGTCCGGGTCGGTTTCGTCGAAGCTGTCACGGCGACGCCAGACGCTTTCCCAGTAGTCGAGCTTGTCGGTAGCCCTGGCCTGCTCGGTCTTGTTGTAGATGCAGAGCTGCAGGCCGTTGGCCGAGCCAAACATAGAGGTTTCACCGCGGCCATACACGCTGGATTTCGTGGCCCAGTGCAGTTCGTTGATGCCGGATACATCCCGGTGCGAGCGGGCACGGCAATGCATGTTGCTGACCAGATCAGCGGGAGGCGTCCAGCCCTGCAGATCAAGGGCGAGGTGCACCGCGCATTGATTGACCTCGATGTTCGTCAGCACCTGAGAGGCGTAGTGATCCAGGCGGGCCTGCAGGCGCTCGGGCGAAAGGTTGTCGATGGCATGGGGTGACACCTCGATTTTCAGGTGGGGGCCGATGTTCTCGACTTTGGCGTTGAAGTTCTTCACCAGCAGCACGAACCCCAAGTCAGCGTTCTGCAGCTTGTACTGGTAGCCCGAGTCACGGCTAACCCGGCCCGAGTGCCAGCGCTCACCGGCGAAATCGACAATGGCGCCGGGCTTGTCGAACAGGCCCAGGATGTCAGGGCGCAGCAGGCCCTTATAGAGCTGGCGAACGGTATCGACGCCACAGCGGAGCAGGCGAACGGCAGACAGATCGACAAAGCCGGTCTTGCCGATGTCCAGGAACAAGCGGCCATGAGGGGACTCAAGGCCGGTTTGGTTATCAACGCGGAAGAAGTCTTTAACGGCGTCCATTTGATTTCCTGTTATTGAAGGTTTGTCACTCGTTCAACTGCTTGTTATCTGACGTGTTACAGGGACGTCAGCGGGCCGGCGCCGCGCACCCGCGCTCGTGCCTCGCACGCAACCCCACCGCCGGCCCGCATCCTTCATCTGTCACTGTCCAGGCATACGGCGTTGGCCCTTGTGGGCTTTTCCCAGCCACCCAGGAATTGCCAATGGCCGAGAGGATCAGGAACAGGATCAGCGCCAGGAAGGCCGGCAGGGTGTCGGGTGTAGGCGGGAGGAAGTGCAGGCGGGCGCGCCCAGCGTCTGGCTTTGCGGTGGTGCGGCGTTGGGGCTGGTGGCGTGCCGAGAGAATCAACACCAAGGGCTTTGCCCTTGTCATCCCACTCTTGCCGCCGAGGGCTCGGGAGCGCGGGGTGGTGAAGCTACCCCACACTCCCGTTGTCAGGCTGATATTCATGGTGCTGGGTCAAGGGTGCGCTGCGCCCGTGCTTCCGTTCGCCGGGACGGTGGAGCTGTCCCGACGAGCCGGGAGCGCGGCCCCTGACCCGGCCACATCGGTGGAATGGGTCAGGGTCATGCGGTCCAGTACGTTGCCGGAACCATGCCGGTCGCGGTGCCGCATCGCCCTGATAGAGCAAATGTCTTCAAAGTAGATTTCGTTGGCGTGGCGTGTGCTGGAGGCGATGCCCATGCCCAGGAAGTAGGCTTCGTCCTGCACACCTTCGACTGGCAGCACGACACCGACGATGTGCATGCACTGCCAGAAGGTTTCTTCGTCCCCTTCCCACATCAGCTCCAGCAGAACGGTTTGGCCGATGTATCCGAGGGCCGTGGCAGCATCCAGGGTGATCCCGCGCTTAGGCATGGCTGTAGTCCCCCTCTTTAAACTCTTCTTTACCGCTCAGCAGATCGGCGCGGAGCTTGCCAACATTGACCATGCGGAAGTCAGCAAACGTCAGGCTTGGCAGAGTGCCGTTGTCCACCAGCTCGGCCACTTCATCAGCAGGAATGCCACTGGCAGTGGCGAAGGTCACGATGCTGCAGACGTCGCCCATAGCGGCGCCCAGTGGGACGACGTTGCCGTGGTTCGGGTTGGCCTTATTCATCGACGTAATCCCCCTGCGCAAAGATGGTTTTGCCCTTGGCCAGATCGGCGCGAATTTGGGCGAGGTGGACAAGGCGGGGACGGCCCATCTTCACGCTGGGAATGGTGCCGCTCTGCATCCAGGCGATCACGGTGTCGGTGGAAACACCGTTCATGGCAGCGAAGGTTTCCTTGCTGCAGGTGAGGGCGTTACGGCAGTCGAGGTAGATCACTCGCTTACCGTCCAGATCGAAGCTCACGTCGAAGGGTGGTTGTTCCAGGTGCTGTGTACTCATCGCCTATCCCTGCCTCTGAAATGCTCATAAACTGTGGTTAAAAGGGGTTTCCGCAAGGTTGGCTGGCAAGCGTCCTTGGCGGTTTTACTAAGTAATCTTTACTCAGTGCGAGCAAGGATACTGTGTACTCATTACTGAGTACATTCTACTTATTAGAATTTTTAGGCATGATAAGAGACAGGCTTATAAGCCTTTTCGACAGAAACAGGACTAGCGTCTGGTTTGAGAAACAGACCGGGATCGACCGCTACCGGTGGGGGAACATCCGAACCGGCAAGGCTCGCTTGAGTGATGCAGAAATCGAAGCGGTGGTCGAACTCTTCCCGCAGTACGCTCTGTGGCTTGTCACCGGGAAAATTGCCCCGGACTGTGGGCAGGTTTCGCCTGAGTACGAAGAAGCGAACCTAAAATTGGAAGGACAAGAAGCGGGCAGCAGGTAACAGCGGAAGTGGCCCGGCGATGGTTTGCTACAAGAAAAGATTCTTGATATGCGTGCGAGGGAAGAGAAGTTTTCGGGTTGGCAGCTAAGCAAAATTAAAAGGACAGGAAGTGTTAGGGGGGGGTATGGGCGAAGAAGCTTTGAAGCTGGCGGTTGTGCAAGAAAAGCCTTTTGATATTGATGATTTTACGACCTATAAAGTAGGTGTGGTTATATCTGAAGGGGAAACTATATCGGGGGTCTTGTCGGTAGGTGATGGGTACATAATATATACCATAGCCGAAAGCTATTCAGTAACATGGAGTGCGCGTGGAATTCCTGTAAGTAAGAGTGCAAAAATAACTGAGGTTGATCAGCTTTTGGCGGAAGCAGACCATAAGTTAAAAGGCATTCATAGTCATAAGATAAATTCATTGTATGTGTCTGCGCTTTGTTGTGTGTTGGAAGATCACGATGAGGCTATTTACGAAAAAACGATCCAGGCATTTCGTGACGAGATCGATTCTATTGTTGCACCCTTAAAAGTGATATATGCATCTAGGCGAGCATATATATGGGTTAATGACGATTTGTCTCTTGAGTACTTGATTAAGCGTCAAACAGAGCTTGAAAGATATGCCATTGAACAGTTTGGGCAGATGGAGGCCTACAGGGAGTTAATTTGTCCTGATACATTGTCTAGAGCTGATGTTAAGAAGATGACGCTAAGTCTTGGGGTTGCTCTTCACTCTGCGCTTAATCAATCTGAGAAGGAACAGATTGATAAGATATTCGAAGGGTTTAAAGAGCGAGTTTCAGTATTTGTTGCTAATACTGTGAAGTCTAAGTATTTACTTTTGACGGTCTCGTTTGGGGCTATTTTGATTAGTGCTTTTTTTATCGCTTACTCCACTGACTTCTTGATGTCGAAAGTCGTTTTGCCTCCTGTTATTGGTGGTGTCTTGGGGGCGCTGCTTTCAACTGTCTCCCGGTCTAACTCCATTAAGGTAAGCGAGCAAAACCCTGACCATATTATTTTGCTTCAAGGGGGGTTGAGAGTTCTTGTAGGGGGGGCATTCGCATTTGTTGGCTTTGCCTGTGTAGAGGCCGGCTTAGCTTTAGGAGTGTTCAAGGGGGAGCTATATTCGCTACTCGTTTTGGGGGTTGTATGTGGTTTTAGCGAGCGATTGGTTCCGGATTTGATTGGCGGGCTATCAAGTGCAAAATAGCTAAATTGATCGAGCAGGTTCGGATTGGGGAAGTGTCCCCTTGCGCCCTAGAAAATCCAAGTAGTGGATATTAATCAATGAATAGTGGTAGCTGAACCCCCGATTTTACTGGCTTCCAGCGTCTGCCGAAGGAGGTGGCGCTTTTTCATAATGCTGATGTCCCAGGTTCAAGTCCCGGTGTAGCCACCATATTTTTCAAAGGGTTAGCTTCGGCTAGCCCTTTGTCGTTTCTGGGGTAGTGACTACGAAGTGACTACACCCTGTCTACGCGGATCAGGAGCATCATTGATAGATGCCCTGGAATCCCGCCACGCTGAAGCCATTCATTCTCTTGTCGCCGACCAAGATGACCGGTACGCCATTGCCGCCGATTGAGTCGTAGGCCTTGCGTGCTCGCTGGTCTTTCTCGATATCGTATTCAACGAAGCTGATGCCGTTCTGCTGGAAGTACTGGCGGGCCTGCTTGCAGTAGCCGCACCAGACAGCGGAGTACATCACGACTCGCTTTGATTCGGCGCCCTGGACTGGAGTGATAGCTTCATAGCTGACGCTCTCATAGGAATTGACCTTGATCGAGAGCAGCTCAGCTTTGTCCTTGTCTTTTGGTTTGTCACCGAAGTGAACGCGCCCATTCTCGTCTGTCCATTTGTAGATCTCTGCGGAGCAGATCAGGGGGAGGGCAGCGATTAAGGCGAAGATAAGGCGGGGCATACAGTCAGCTTCCATGCAGGACGGGGAGATGGTGATCGCCTGACAGCGCTCAAAGCGCTACGCAACGGATACTAGCCAAAGGAAGGCTGCTGGGAAAGGTCTCTTTTATAGGTCTCGGTCTGTTGTATCCAGGCTCATAAATCCTGCATCTCGACTAGGCAGCACTTAGACAGATAAGCTGAAGATCTTCGAACTTGGATGTGTGAAATGTCACAGCCCCAGAGTAAAAGCGTAGCGCGCGAAAGAGTCGCCACTTTGGTGGGGAAGTGTTTGCTAAATTTTCAGCTATACGAGGTGCGTCTTAAAAGGATAGCTCCGCTGATAGAGTTGTCTGTTACAGAGTCGGATCTTGATTTGAGGAGGTGCAGCACTGACACTTTGGGCATGTTAGTCAAAGAATTCAGTGCCAAAGCCCTGGTCTTAGAAGGGCAGGATGAGCCTGAAGAAAAGCTAGGTTTGACGATTAGGCATAGACAGTCTTTCTTCAATAAAGACGATTATAACAAAAGAATATCCTCACTTGCAGAGCTGGTCAGAGAGAGAAATTATCTGGTCCACCATTTTTATGAGGACTACGACCTCAGCAATGTCGAGTCTTGTAATGAGGCAGAAAAGTATCTTGACAGAATATTGGGTCAGACGAATGAGTGGCTAGACGAGCAAAAGCAGTTTATGGCTAGTATGGCTGCTCTGATGGAGCTTTCTACACAGATTTATGCTGATCCAAATTTGTCTTGTAGGATTTATGAGGTGCCGCCTTCAGATATAAACGAGTGGCTAATGCTTAATGAGGTGATCGCTCTAAAAGCTGCCGAAAAGCTAAAGGCTTCTGATGGATATACTGAGTTAGATAAGGCAATTTCGTATCTCCAATCCACCGGTATTGCCCATGATGCATATAGGCAAATAGGGCTAAGCAGTTGGCAGCAGCTACTTTATGAGTCTGGATGCTTCGATATCTTGAAGAAGAAAGATGAAGCTACTGGCAGATGGGCTCGTCGGTATCGCTCTAAACCTATATAGCCCGGCTAGAACTGCCAAAAACGTTGAGCTGAGACAGCGGAGATAGCCTGAGTGCCGATTCCAGATGATCAGGCGACAGGTGCGCATAGCGCATGGTCATGGTGATGGTGGAGTGCCCGAGGATGCGTTGTAGGCCCAGGATGTCACCACCGCCCATCATGTAATGGCTGGCAAAGGTGTGGCGGAGAATGTGAGTCATCTGGCCCGGTGTGTGGAAGCCGCAGCGCTGGTAAGCAGATCGGAATGCCGACCGGCAGGGCATGAACAGCCGACCATTCCCAGGCATCCCCACCTTTAATGCAATCTCTTCGACCTCTTTGGGGATCGGCACCGATCGGGACTGGCGGTTTTTGGTCCGGTGAAAGTGGGCCTTACCGCCGAACAGGGCACCACGTGGCAGGGATTCAGCTTCATCCCATCGGGCGCCAGTAGCCAAGCAGATCAATGCAACCGGATAGGTATGGTTGTTAGTCGAGCGTTTGCACTCTTCCAGCAGTTGTTCGACCTGTTGCAGCGTCAGAAACGTTAGCTCGGTTTGGTCGGTCTTGATCTGGCGAACCTTGGCCAACGGGTTGTTGCCGACCCAGGCACCCAGGCGGATCAGTTCGGAGAAGACCGCCGACAGGTAGCGCTGTTCATGATTGACGGTGTGCGGGCTGAAGTCCTTGAGGCGTGTCTGGCGATAGCGTGCCCAGGCGAGTGCATCGAAGTTGGAAGCCATCGGGTTGCCGAGGCGTTCGACCGTGGCCAGGGTGCGTGCAAGACGGTGCTTGGCATCTTTGAGCGAGCAGCCGTGCAGGTCATGCCAGAGCGTCACCAGATCAGACAGGCGATCATCGAGCGGTCGGCCGGTCGTGTTCAGGCTGGCGAAGAACTCCGATTCATAGCGCTGGGCTGCGGCCTTGGTCTTGAAACCTTTCTTGCGAATACGACGACCCGAGCGACCGTTTTCGTAGAAGTCAGCGGTCCAGGTGCTGCCGTCTTTCCTGGCCGTCATACAGCGCGCCCCCAACGCACATGGCGTTCCTCCAGGATGCCTTTGATGTGCTTATACAGCCCGTCTTCATCCATGCCTTTGGCGGCATAGTGGTCGCGGATCACCGGCCAGCACTCCCAATCCTTGAGCCGATAAAAAGCCTTTCTAGCGCCCACTCGCTCCCGTGCCAGCAGGCTGACGAAGTTTCCCAGGAACAGTTCCACGTTCTTGCCGGAGAAGCCCCGCGAGGTCTTGTATTGGCGCTTGTACTCGGTTTCGTCCACCAGGGAATCGACCGGCAGATCCACGCGAACATCATCACGGATCAGGGTCCAAATGGGCTCAAAGTAGCCAGGGCGAGCCAGCAGCTTGAATTGGCGCAGGCCATAGCGCCACAGGCCGTCTAGGTGCGGTGCGAAGGCGGCGTAGCTGTTGGTTTCGATGGTTTCGCCGCTCTGCAGGTCGAATGAGCCAGAGGCGAATTGCTGGATCACCGAATGGTGATAACGCAGCTCTACGCGCCACACGTCTTGCTCGGGGTTGTAGTTGTCCGGATCGGCTTCGTCGAAGCTGTCACGGCGTCTCCAGACGTTTTCCCAGTAGTCGAGCTTGTCGATGGCTCTGGCCTGTTCGGTCTTGTTGTAGATCCCGAGCTGGACGCCACCAGCGGAGCCGAATAGGTACGACTGGCCTTTGCCATAGGTGGCAGACTCCAGGGTCCACTGGATTTCTTTGATGCCGGAGATATCACGGGCTGAGCGGGCACGGCAGTGCATGCGGGCGACCAGATCAGCAGGCGGTTGCCAGCCTTGCAGATCTAGCGCGAGGTGAACGGCGCACTGGTTGCGCTCGACATTGGTCAGCACGTGGCTGGCGTAGTAGTCCAGGCGCTCTTGCAGGCGCTCAGGCGAGAAGGTGTCGATGGCGTGGGGCGACACTTCGATTTTCAGGTGAGGGCCGATGTTCTCCAGCTTGGCGTTGAAGTTCTTCACCAGCAGGATGATCCCTAGGTCAGCATTCTGGAGCTTGTACTGGTAACCGGAATCCTTGCTGACACGCCCTGAGTGCCAGCGCTGGCCAGCGAAATCAACGATAGTCCCCGGCTTCTCGAACAGGCTCATGATTTCCGGGCGGATCAGGCCTCGATACAACTGGCGGACGGTATCGACGCTACAGGCCAGGATTCGGACGTTGGACAGATCCACGAAACCACCCGCCCGAGGATCACAGAACAGACGACTTTTCGGGTTCTCTTTCCCGGTTTCAATATCAATGCGGTAGTAGTCCTTTGGTGCGCTCATTCTCTGTATCTCTCTGGTGTAACGTGGTTGCTAAAATCGGTTTATCTGACGTGCTACAGGGACGTCAGCGCGCCTAGCGGTCGGCTAGGCGCGCGGTCCCACCGGCTGCGCCGAAGTGCCCGCGCGCCTGCTCGACCGCCTGCGGAACAAGCGGACTTACTGCATCAGGGACAGCTACCCCTCTTTCCTCGGTGTGTATGGATGCGGTGAGCAGCACAACGAGGTTGGTTCCACGGGTGCGGACAGAGGTCGAGCGGAAGACAGGACCAATTAGCGGGATATCCGCCAGGAAGGGCACACGGGAGACGGATTCATCCCGTTGCTCTGATCGAAGGCCGCCCAGGAGCACACCCCCGCCATCGGGTAACTGCACCTTGGTGGTGATGCGGCGGGTGTTGGTGATGATGTCTGCGGCACTGCGATCATCAGAGACGGTCGAGGCGGATTGGTTAACGCTGAGTTCGATAGCCCCTGAAGGGGTTATGAAGGGCGTTACATCGAGCGAGACGCCTACATCCTGGCGGACGATGGTTTGAAAGGGATCAGAGGCTGGCGTAGATCCACTGGTGGTTTGCCCGGTGATGAACGGGACGTTCTGGCCGACGACGATAGAGGCTGATTCCCTGTTGAGGGTGAGTAGCTGGGGCGTTGAGAGAATGCGGTTGTTGCCGCTGACTTTGACCGCCTGCAAGAAGGCCGACAGGGTTGGCCCGTTGAAGGTGAGGCTGAATCCCAGGTCGGACTTGTCGGAGCCGCGCAGGCTGATTCCACCCAGGTCGGTTCGGTCATTCTTGGCACCGATATTGAGGCCGAGGGCTTCGAAGTCGTTGTCGGCCAGCTCAGCCACCACGGCGGTGATGACGACTTGGCGACGTGGCTTGTCGATTTCAGCCAGGACGCTGGCGACGGTTTCGAGCTGGGATTCTGTGGCAGTGACGATCACAGCGTTTGAAGTGGGCGATGGGGTGGCCATCAGGGATTGGCCGGACTGCTGGTTTTCGCCTTGCTGTGATCGGAGCACGTCGAGAATCGATTGGTAGGCGAAATCGGATTGCAGGTGCTGGAGCTGGAACACCTTGGTTTTCAGGTCGAGCGGTTCAGGGATCGGCTGCGCGCTGATCAGCAGCGTGTTACCACGTGCGGCGAAGTGAAAGCCGGACGAGGTAACGGCGCTGGCGATCAGGGCTTCTAGCTCGGCGTTGTTGCTGTAGGTGGCGAAGATGCTGATGGGAGCACTGCGGATATCCGAGCCGACCACCACGGACTTGTTGAGCATCTGCGACGACCATTCAACGAAGTCTTGTAGGGTGGCGTCATACAGTTCGATGCGTTCGGTAGCTCTGGCTGACTGGGAGCATGCAACGACCAGGGAGACGAACAGGGCGAATGAAAAGCCGATGACGGCTTCGATACGATCAGTCATGGCAGATCACCTGTAGAGGGAGAGGTAGTCATCGCCCCGAACCAGCAGGGCTTCACGGGGGCCTAGGCTCTGAACAGCAACGCCACGCGGCATCAGCTCTTCTGAGCTGATGCGTTCCCCGTCAGGGCTGCGGAACACGTAGAAGGAACGCCCAGCCAAAAGGCCGTAGGTGGCGATGCGGTAGCCCTCGAACTCAGTAGCCAGGGTGGTGGATGGCATAGCCGCCGCCTGTTGAGGCGTGCTTTGTACCGTGGAGGCTTCAGCAGGCTGGCGGCTGTAGGCGATGCCAGCGAAAACCGGGACGCTGATTACTACGGCGACGATAGCGCCCAGTGCAAAGGCATTGAGCACGCGAGTTCGGCGGAAGAAGATTTTGGTGGTACGCATGAAGAACCCCATATCGCGCTTGGCGGTGGGCAGTGGGCGATACCAGTAGCCAGGCGGCAGCATGGAATACGAGCCTTTGTCGTATTCCTTGTCGTATTCCTGGGTGGTGTCGTAGAAGCTGTAGAACTCTTCGCCGCGATAGAACCAGTCATCGACCTTGGGCGAGTTGAACTTGGCGCCGTACTTGACGATGGCTTGATGCAGTTTCGGCAGGCGGCCTTTGAAGAAGCCGAGCGAGAGCACGCGCAGCAGCGGGCCGATGGGGAACGGCAGTTTTACACGGTCGAGGCGGTTGATGTAGACGACGTGTTCAGCGATGGACTCGCGAATCTGCTTGTCGATGACGTTGATGTTCTGCACGCACAGCCACAGATCCCAACGACGCTTGCGCAGGAACAGGAAGAACTTGAGCAGGTCGGTACGCCCGCCGCTGTTCCCGTCGCGGGAGTTCAGCCAGACCCCGGCTTCATCCAGGAAGATGCCGCCGAACTGTTCTTCGTCGTAGACCTCGCAACCGACACCCAGGCCGATCAGGTCATCGGCGGTGGGCAGGTCAGGCAGGCGGACAAGGCGCGAATGCTTGTTGCCACGCTTGCACAGCTTGTCCATTTTCACGTCGACGTTGACGGCTACCCGGCGCTTCTTTTTGAGGTAGTCGAGAATGCGCATGACGCACAACAGGGTTTTTCCGGCACCGAGCTTGCCGGTCACGATATAGACGGCCATGGCAATTACTCAGGTGTGAATCAGCTTTTCTGAAAGGCGGCTGACCCAGTAGAAGACGAGGGACTTAACGCGGGCGACGACCAGCAGGGAAAGGCAGTAAGGGATGTTGCCCGGGATCAGCATGCGGCCGATGGTCAGCAGGTCATCTGGTAGTCCACCGGTAAGGCCTGAGAACAGTGAGCCGATAGCCGCAGACAGCACGTTGATGGCCACAGCGATGGCCGCGACAACCAATGCCAGGATGCCCAGCTTCTTGAAGAAGCTTCCCAAGAAGGTCATCAGGGGGGCGATGAGCGGGGCCAGGAAGCCCAGTAGAAACTTGCCACTGCCTGCGAACAGGCGCAGGAAGAAGCGGCCGAGAAAACCGAGCAGGAACGGCATGGTTAGAACCCTCCCTTGGCGGCTTTAACGTCGTCCTGACGCAAGCCAGAAAAGAGAATTCGCCACAGACCAATGGCGGTCACGCAGTAGATGACCCATTCAAGCAGGCGCGTATAGCGGGATATCTCGCACACAGGCAGGACGAGAGAGGAGTTGTATTTGCCGAGGGAGAAAGCGACTTTGTAGTCGGCACAACCACTGGCCGAAGGCAGAACCGTTTCAAGACCGCGACGAAGCCCGACCGTGGTGCCGTCGCCAAACCAGCCGGCCACCGTGTTAGGCAGCGTATCCAGAAACTCTTTGGAGTCTTCTTCGTAGGCGTCTACGGCTTCCTGGCCTTCGCTAGCGAGAAGGTCACCTATGGCGGAACCGGCAGACTCACCGGATGCTTCTGATTCAGCATCGTTGCCGTCGCCGGAGTTGTCGTACTCACCGCCAAACAGGGAGTCCCAAATCTTATCCAGGCGGTCTTCGACGCCTGAAACATCCGTCGCCGGGCCACCACCACCCGTATTGCCATTGCCTGAGCCATTGCCGTTGCCCGAGCCGTTACCGGAACCATCGCCGCTACCGTTACCTGAGCCGCTATCACCGCCGCCATTGTCTGAGCCGCCGTTATTGCCACCGGTGTTGCCGCCCGAATTGTCGTTACCGCCTGTGTTGCCGCCGTTGTTGGTGTCAGGTTCGAAATAGCGAACGCAGGTTGTGCCCGACCACGCGAAACCCTTGCCGCAGTTGTTGGCTGGGTTAGTGGGATCGTTGGGATCAGCTGGCGGGTTGGGATCAGGCGGCGCCGCCGCATCTACCGGTTCGTCAGAAGGAACACAGGCTTGGCCTGTGCCGGAGTAGCGGAAGACGCAGTAAAGATCGCCAGGATCGCCGCCACGGATGCTGCCGCAGTTGGTGTTAGTAAGGTCGCCCGCATAGGCATACTGGCAACCATCACTGCACATATTGGGATTTAACGGGCGGGTCGGGGAGCCGGGAGGGATGTCGCTTCGACGGCCAGCCAACGCTACAGAGTGATCAACACTGCCGGCTGTAGGGGAGCAATCTTTTGGAGGCACGTTACAGTTAAGGCCATCGGCGGAGCCGTGCTCACAGGTAACCGTTGTGGAAACCCACTGGCCGTAAGCGCCGCGTGGGCCGCTGGGCTGTAGGTCGCCGATACAGTTGGCGCCACTGGTGCCCTGAAGGGCAGCGACGTGTTTGTATTTAGAGGTGCCGTCCGGATTCTCCGAGAGAATCGCCATACAGGCGGCGTCGGAATTCTTTTGCCGCGAGGTGATCCAGTCACCTTGCTTGCCGTAGTAGTAGGTAATCTTTGTGGCGGCATTCGCGGTGGCGGAGAGCGCCAGGAATACAAGTGCCAGCAGCGCGTGAACAGATAGGCGAGAGAACGCTTGAGTCATGTTCATACCCGCCCTAACAGCAGTGTCCAGAACGCCGCCAGGAAGATGGTGAGCATGTTGGCGTCCATGAAAGGTCTTTTGAAAAGGCCCGATAACACGTTACCGGGCCGTTTTTCCGCTAGATCAAGCGCCCGCAGCGCTGAAGACGCGGCTGGCGATCTTGAACAGCGCCAGGGTGCCGCGGATGACACCGAACAGCACCGCACCAGCGGCAACCAGGGTGCCGAAGGCGGTGGCCAGATCGGTGAAAACCTCGAGCAGTTCAGGCGGAACGGTGATGGCCGCATTGGCAGCACCGGCAGTCATGCCAGCAGCGGCAACGGTGAAGGTGGCAGCCGCTTTGGCGCCCAGTGCTTTACCGACACTGGTATCGCTCTGTGCAACCTGTTCGCCACGAATGGCGATCTCTTTCTTGCTTTGGTACATGGTGAGTTTCCTCAGTTGGTTGATGCGTCAATGATTTCTTTCCAGCCAAGCCGGAAAGCACCCCAGGCGACGCCGATCCCGAGAGAGCCGATGAAGAGCCCAGCGATAACGAGGTATTGCCCCCAGGTGAATGCCATTGCCCGTTACCTCTGGTGCCCGTGAATGAGGCCAAGAGCGGCCAGATAGACCATCCCTTGAAGGAACTGCAGGGCCCACAGATCACCCAGGGTGACGTTGGCGAGGTAGCTTTCTAGCGATCCCATACCGGCACCTATTGCGTTGTGTCCGTGAGCACTGCGCCGTCTTCTTCTTGCTCAGCCAGGGCTTTGCAGTCAGGGCAGACGGCGTAGTCGGGAGCCATGCCGAAGTCAGCCGCCCAGCCGCTGGAGTCAGCAGGCTGGCCGTAGACTTGGCCCATATCGGCCAAGCACAGGTCACAGAGGACGCGGCCGTGAATCAGCATGGCGATGGCCTGGGGTTAGGCCTTGGGCGCTTCAGCCGACTTGGGCTGTTGCTGGCCGGGTTGGGGAGCGGGTTTGCTTGCTTGGCTGGAGCCCGGTTTGACCGACTCCAAATGAACGCAAAGATTGTTGCCTTTCTGCTTGCCAGCCCGAGCCACTTCGAAGGTGATGCGGACAGTTTCCAGCGGGGAGAACTGAGCGCCGGAGGCGAACACCTCATCGGCTACATCGGCGGGAACATCCATGCCCACGATGGACAGGCCGTTTTCGGTGATACCGTCGGGCTCATCGCCGTAGAACACCTTGACGATTTTTACGTCGTTACCGTTTTGGTTGAACGCCACTTTCTGAGTGCCGAGAAATGCAACTTCCATAGTCGAACGTGCCATTTGTGTTTCCTCGCTTAGTTGCGCGTTAGTGCGCGGATTTGCCTTTTTGCGGGCCGAGTTAGCCCAGGCCAGGGAACTTGTTAGGTTCGCCAGTGCCAGGGTTTACGCGGGCTGCAAAGGGTTTGTGTGTCTAGTTATACGCTACTAAAAATCAGAAAAACCATTCTTGAGTAATTAACATGTCAGTTCTAACAATGTGCAATAAAGTGGAATAAAGAGCATTTCGTTAGTTGTGACGTGTGAGTTTTATTCAAGTTTGATCATGTTCAACACCAAGGGCTTTGCCCTTGTCATCCCGTTTCGCCACCGTCGCCCGCGACTGGCGGTGATTGCGCAGTCTGGTCAGGAAGACCGGGGTGGCCAGTCACGGACGCCGGAGGCGATTGCTCTAAAGGCTTCTGGCCGGTACCAAAGATGCGATAGACATCAAGCAGGAAGAGAGAGCAGAGCGCGCACAACCAGCCGATAAAGAGCAGCGCTTCGAAAGTGCTCATGCGATCACCCCACCAGTTCGAACGGCTCGCGCAGGGGCACGAAGGGCGTTGGTTTGCCGGTGTCGCTCACAACGTGCCAGTACTTCGGCGGACGGGGCGACGGCTTGTGTTTCTCGCAGTACGAGGCAGCTGTCACACAGTTCCGCCCATCGACCATGTGCCATTGTGCGGGGCGGCAGTCGGTGCATGGTGTGGACGGGGAGGCGGCGGGCTTCGGCGGTTGCCAGTTTCGGTTTAACCAGCAGACAGAGCAGTCGCAGCTCTCGGCGTGCGGGTGACGGCGAAAGGCGAACGTCTTGCCCTGCGGATTGCGGGCAAAGCAGCTCTGGCAGCCGCAATCCTTGTGGTGCGATAGCAGGTACTGGGAGGGATTCATGAGCGGGCACCTGATTAGTCATCGCTGTAATCCCCCGCGCAGAAGATGGTTTTGCCTCGGTCGAGGTCGCGGCGGATGCGGTGCAGGTTGATGACGCGGTGACGGCCGATTTTTACGGTCGGCAGGGCGTGGCTTTCGATCCAGCCGCGCACCACGTCTTCGGTGATTTGCTCCATGCCCAGGAGCTGAGCCAGCACGTATTTCGTGCAGAACGGTGCGTCGCGGAAATCCGTTACGCGTTGGGCGTCTCCCGAAATCGAAAGCCCCACTACACCAGACTGTTCCATAGCTTTTGCCCTATAATCGACAAGTGAAATCGCTTGGCATTGGCATTATTTGCCTGTTATCTGGTGCCAATTATAGGGATTAGGCTCATATTGACTAGCAATATATGCCAATTATTTAGATGAATTTAGAATGATCAGAGAGCGAATAGTTGCTATTTGGGAATATAAGAAGCTTACAGCCAAGAAGCTGGAAGAGCTCAGTGGCATCGATCGAGAGAAGTGGTATGCGCTGAGAAAAGGCGGAAGGAGGGCCAATGAGGACGACATTAGCTCGATTGTGAAGATTCACCCCGAGTACGCGTTGTGGCTGGCTAGCGGCCAGATTGCTCCAGAGTGCGGCCAAACCAGCCCAGAATATGACGAGACAAATCGAAACTTGGCCAGTCCAAACGCGGGATAGCGATCACACAGGAAGTAGCTAGGCGCTGGTACGCCCGTGGAAGGCCTAAGAGTTAAGGCAGTTTAGGGCTGCTGTGGAAGCAGCCACTAATCTTTAAGCAAGAGCGCAAGCTTCAGTTGTTGCGCGTGCTGTTCTAGCGGCATATTTCTCTAAGCCGTTAGCAATGTTCTTTAGCAAAGCCTCTGCAATGATTGGGGAAACACTATTTCCAATCATCCTAAAGCTGTGCCAAACCGTCTCATGAAAAACAAAGTCATCAGGGAAACCCTGCAAACGTGCCCCTTCGCGTGGCGTGATGACTCTATTGTCATCGGGGTGAAGGGGACGTACAGACTGAAAGGAACCTTTGTCAGACCCAGTGCCAGCTCTAAGCGTTGGGCAAAAGCCAGACCACTCAAGCCTTTTATGTTTTCCTACAGGATCAACGCCTCCTTGAGGAACACTAGCAAAGCGTAATTCGACTTCACGTTTGTGTTTTGTCAATTGATGCCCAGAAAACTTGCCTGAGGCTGATCTCATCTTGAATGAGTAAGGAGAAATAGCCTTTCGCTTATATCGCCACAGCCCGTCTTTGCCCTGATATGCACCTTTTAAGTCGTGAATAGCGTCGCGAACTGTAGTGCGTGGGTAGGTTCCAGAAACTATGTCTTCAAGAGAAAGAGGGGTAGTCTTGGAAGTGTTGAAGCCAAACACAAATACTCTGCGACGCTTAGTAGGGGCACCATAGTCTGACGCATCCAGAACAATGGGGCCAAGTATCTTCCATTCAGAGTCGAGAATAGAAAGGGCTTGATCAAGGACGGGTCTGTTGTTGGGGAAGATAAGTCCAGGGACATTTTCCATTACAAAGAACTTAGGGTTAACCAAGTTTACAACTCTAAAGAACTCTTTTAAAAGCTCTCTTCTAGGGTCAGAAACGTCCCCTTTCCCAATGCCACTAAAACCCTGGCAAGGAGGACCGCCAATAACACCATCTACGCCGTCAGGAATAAGATTGGATAACGTCTCGTAATTAAGTAGGCTAACGTCAGCCCTTAAAAAGCGGATGCCAGGAAAGTTAATGCCAAAAGAGCTAGATAGGATAGGGTCAATGTCAACTGCGAGTGCGGTTTGAAAGCCGGCCTTCTTTGAGCCTAGTGTTAGTCCGCCGCAGCCGCTAAATAAGTCAAGCAATTTCATTTTGATGCCCGAGGTCTGTTCTGGGGGCTATTATACATGGGTCGTGGCTGTGTGTCGATCGGAGCGTTAAAGAAGAACTTCGCCAAAGACAGGGTAGAGCTTATAAAAGTCGGCATACCCATTAAGGCTTTTTTGAGCAATTTTAAAACCGCAAATTTCTTCAAACTTAGCCTCGCTTATTCCTGCTTGGTCAGGAAGTAGGCTGTCCAGTATTGCGCGTTCCTTTTGTGTTAGGTGTGGAATATTTATTTCGAAAAGTGGCTTGTTTAAATAGTTGCTATTCTGGATGTGTTCGTTTGCTAGAAATTTTTCTTTGGTTTGTGCGTCTAAAAAAATTCCACCTATAGTGATCATTGGGGCGTTATCACTGTATTTGAAATTCATAAATGGATGAAATTCAACACCTCTGGCTGATCGGCGAGTTTCTCGCTCTATGCATAACGTTAAAGCTTTGGCTAGAGCTAAGGGGTATTGTTTAAGGTTTAAGTTAGGAAACTCACTTTCATCAGGTGCAAATTCACCCATGAGTTCAGCGAGAGCTTGATGTCTAGTGAGAGGATTATCTTGGCTGTCTTTATCTGGAAGCCTACCAACGTGAGCGTTGAGAGTGACCAGCAAAAATGAACCAGCAGACATACGCTGAGCGAGATAGCCTACGTCATCCAGAACAGGGCCTTCGGGGCCAGTGTCATAATCCAGCCAAACAACTGAGTTTTCCTGCCAGTCAAGACTTTTAATCCCATCGGACACAGTTTCTCCGCGAACTTCGATGGCTTTATATGGGCAGTTGAATTTAGCTCTATTGGAGTGGTCTGGGTGCTCAAAGGAGATTAGCTTTGAGATACCTATGTTTCTGTGAGCTAAAACGAAGTCGATGAACCACATTGATCCCATCCCGATATATGTGTAGTTAGATATATCGAAGGTCTTTTTTAAATGGGATAGCGTGTCAAAAATGAGCTTTCGCTCTACGCTTTTGTTGGGGCGAATTAAGTAGTTTACCGATTCGAAAGAGGCCAT